GTATAAATTTACTAAAAAAGTTTGCGTTAAGAAGTTATTAGCAACAAATAAAAACTCAACAGCAAAAATGGGTGTATTTAAGCTACAAGGCTCAAATGACGGTAGTAGCTATACTGATATTGTAACGATTAACGCTAAAGCTAGTGGTTCAGTTACAAAGAATATAGCTAATACAAATTACTACCAGTATTACAGAGTTGTTAGCGTAAGTGATACCTCGGACTTCTCTTTTACATTATTACAATTATACGGAATTACACAGTAAACTGTTGTTTAGCCAATTAATGAGAAGTAGGTGAAAGGACAAAATAACGGAACAAATAGGCGGTGCAATGGATGATTAACCACAATTATTAACTATTATTATCAATAATTCTGAAAGGAGAATTTTAATGATAAAGATAAAATTTAACGAGATAGAAAAGCCTATAAATGTCTCGTTTTCTATGCAGAATAATATCATTACATTGACAGGCAATGTCCCCCAAAATACTAGTGGATTTGTTGCTTACACGATAAATGACATTGTCCTTGGTGACTACAGCGATTTCACAACAATATACAGAGTATTGCCGGATGCAGTGCAATTTTCTAACGATGGCAGTGTTTGGGTACCGCCTAAGAAGAATGTACTAATTGCTGCGAGTTGGGATGACGGAAATGACGTTAAGGGAATCAGACCCGCAGAAGTTGCTATAGATATCTTACTTAATGGAGAAAAGGACAAGTCGATTAAATTGAATAGTTCCATGGGATGGCAGTATGAATTAACGAATGTGCTCGAGAGTGACGAGTATACAATTAATGTTGAGGATGTTACTGATTATAGTTATTTAATAAATGGAACAAGCGTTGTTTATAAAACGGAGTATCCGCAACCAGAGGTGCTTACAGTTGATGATGTTGCTATTGCTGTTGCAGAGCTGACAGATGTAGTTGTTCAGAATAGCACAGATATCGTTGATACTCAGACTGCACTAGCAGAGGTCTATGAAATGATTACACAGTAGGAGGAAATTATGGTAAAAGTATATGTATCACTTTGTGAAAAAGGCGTAAGAAATTTTAATACAGTTCCCAAGTCTTTGCAGGAACAGGTTAGAGCTCAGATCGAAGCTGACGGATACAAGATAAACGAGGACGGAACAGTTGTTATAGCTTAAGGGCACATTTAGTGTCCTTTTTTTGGGGAGATAATATGATAACAGTAGATAGCATATTAGTAGCTATGGCAGCGGTTGTTTCCGTAGTTGCTTTTTTTGGTGCATGTAGAAAAATCGAGAAGTCGATTAACGAAAAGCATGATAATCAGCAAAAGTGGGACGGGTACGAGCAAAGCATAAAACAGATAAAAGAAGAGCAATATATTATAACTGAGTGTATGGTGGGTGTCCTTGACGGATTACATCAATTAAATTGTAACGGAAAGGTTACAGAGAGTCGGGAAAAGCTTGATGATTATTTGAACAAGAGGGCGCACATATGATTATTATATTGCTCATAATTACAACCGTCGTTTTATCAGCAGTAATTGCAATAACAAAAGTGAGAATATGGCAAAGCAAAAACGAATAAATAAACTGCGGAATGCAATCAAAAGAGCACCGCTTTCATACTATATTGTATTTAGTTTTAGCATATTAATACTTTATACAATTGTTGAGCAGGTATTAGCAGTCTTTGGATTTGAACCAAATGACACGCTAACAACCTGCTTTTTTAGTACGTTTGGTGGCGAAGTATTATGTGCTTCGCTTATTAAAATATTCAAACTGAAAGGAGCAGAGGATGAATGAAATATTGTTTGAAGTAACCAAGGCAGTTATTGTTATCTGCGCTATGCTTTTAACTGCATACATTATTCCGTTTCTCAAGGCTAAAGTAAAGGAAAGTAAGTATGCTGATTTGGCTAGTTGGGTATGTGAAGCGGTTAAATGGGCAGAGCAGACTTTCAAAGGTAGCGGTATGGGAGCTGAAAAGAAGCGTCAGGTACTTGGATTTTTAACAAAGTATGCCAACGACAAAGGAATATCAATTACTCAGGAGCAGTTGGATGTTCTTATCGAAAGTGCCGTAAACGCCATGAATAAGGGGAAAAAATGACGAGAGAAGAGTTTATTAATCAGATAGCACCGTTAGCACAAAAGGCATATAAGACATTGGGGAAAGTACATCCTTCGGTCTGTATTGCTATGGCGTGTGTTGAATGTGCCAATGGTAATGCGGGGAGCGTAAAACATAACTCGCTTCTCGGGCAAAAGGTTGGAACCGGAAAAACTGCAACAAAGTATTGGAGCGGAAAGTTTTTTACAAGCAAAACAAAGGAAGAGTATACAGTTGGAGTTCATACGACTATAAAAGCGGCATTCCGCGCATACGATAGTTTTGAGCAATGTATATTCAACTATTATGAGTTGCTTAATACTAACCTCTACAAGAAGGTAAGTGCTGATGCTAATTACGAGACGCAAATGCAACAGATTAAAGATTGCGGTTACATGACATCTTCTACAGAGGTTAATTCCGTTATTTCAATAATCAAAAAAAATAACCTCACAAAGTATGATTTCAACAACCAGAGCAAAGCTGATTCATCTGTCCCTAATAAGGATATTCCAATAGATGATTATCCAATAACCAAGATAGGAGACAGAAATCTATGGGTGGTACTTTTGCAACAGGGGCTTAATCGATACGGATATAAGCTCAATATTGACGGTATTTTTGGCATTAATACTTTTAATTGTGTGGTGGCGTTCCAGGGAAGCAAAAACCTCAAGAAAGACGGAATTGTTGGTAAAAAAACTTGGAATGCTTTATGTAGCTAATGAAAGGAGCTAAATATGGCAGATAATGCTTTTGTAAAGAACTTATATCAGAATATTAAAACTAATAATGCTAATGCCGGTTATTCCGGTCCGGGATCGTCTGGTGTTGCAGAGACAATACTATCACATGTTGTAAATTCAAAACCTGCCAATAATAGTTCGCTTGGTGGTGGAAATCTGTCAAGCGGCGGCGGTGGTGGTAGTTCATCAAGCGGCAGTTCGTCAAGCAACATAAGTGCATCAGGCGGTGGATTCGATTATGCAGGATATCTTAATCAGCTTATGGCCGAGAAGAGAGCAGCTGCCCAAAATGCATATAACAATGCCGTTAATCGTATTAATGATGCATACAATAGAGCCTCAAGCAATTATGCTAATATCTATAATAGCGGAGTAAATACATTAAAGGGTTCATATAATAATTCGCAGAATAAGATTAATGAGCAGGCAAGCGATTCTATGCAGGAAGCATACGTTAACAAGATGCTTTCACAGAAAAATCTGAGTCAGCAGTTGGCAGCAATGGGTATGAGTGGCGGTGCTTCTGAGAGCGCGGCAGCAGGACTTATTAATAATTATGGAAATGCAAGAAATGGTATTCAGAAGACATGGAATAGCAATCTTGCCGACCTTGAGAATACTTTCCAGAATAATCTTAACAATCTTTACTCTGCATATCAGTCACAGATGGCAGCACTTGATAATCAGAGAGCTAGTGCGTTAAGCAGTGCAGAACAGAATCTTGCAGGACTTATTACAGATTCTTATGGCGGTCTTGCAAATGCACTTCTTTCAAATCCGTCAATCCTTAAGAATATGCTTGAGTCATCTGTTACAAGCCAGGCAAACTATGTTGCGCCTGAAGATACGGTCGCAACAAATACTTATAACCCTGTAAACACACAGCAGGTTAATGATATGGGCGGAAATCTCACAAATTATCAGGCAGTACTTAAGGCTCAGTTGGACCAGCTAAATGATAGTGCTAAACAGCAGAAGTTACTTTCAATGGGATATACGCCACAGCAGACAGTAGATTTGCTTAATAGCTATTACGCATCATAAGGAGATAATATATGCCTAAATTCACTCTTAAACAGGTTGAAGAAACACAGAGGCAAATGGATAAGGCGGAGGCGGTAAAAAAAGCCGCCTCTTCAACTTCTACACCGAAGTATAGAGAGTTGCCTGCGCTCAAAAAAAATAATAACGCGAAGGCGGTTGATTTAAGCACAGCTAATACTCAAGTCGTTCCAAAAGGAACACAGGTTATATCGCCGTCCGCAATGCGCAATAATTCTACTCTAAGCTCGGCTAGAAGCGACCTTACAGCAATAACCGATAGCAACGCAAATAAAGTGCTTAATCGAAGCGACAACATAGCAAGACAGAAAAGACAGGCTTCTCTTACAAAAACGGGCAAGTTTGCTTCCGAACACCCCGTATTATCAACCGCATATAACACTATCACAGCTCCGATTAGCGC